CACCAGATAGTATTAATGATTTAAAACTTAAAGGACGGGCAGTAGTATACGATATAGTCGGTAATACAGGTAAAAGTAATTTAAATTCTTTATTTGAACTTGCTGTATGGTGGAAAGATATTATTAACTATGAAAAACTTATTTTGGATTATGATACAATCGAAGGCAATTTGAAAGGAAGACTTATTGTTATATTGCCAGAAATAGATGATAATTATGAAGCAGAGTTTAATAGAGATATTGAAACTCATTTTAATGGTAATGTTTTTTCGAGTGGCGAATTTGTAGAAATACTTGAAGTTGAACCTAAAGAAGACGATTTATTAGGTGATCCGGATTATGAAACTCCATTAGTACCAAATAACGGAAAAGTTAAATTCTTAAATCCGAATTCTGCAAATTTACCAAGACAAAATATCATTGATGCTCTTGAAGCTGCTATTACTACTTTAGGAGAAGGATATAGTTTAGTAGTAACATATAACGGTGGAAGATCGGCAAGAGATGCTGGTACTCAAAATCATCCACTGGGCCATGCTGCAGATTTCTATATTGATTTTAAAGGCAAAAGATTATATCCAAATTATAATCGAGAAATATATGATAATCTTATTAACACTCTTGTAAGAAACGCTAATGATAAAGGCGTAAGACCTGGTATTGGTGGATATGAAAGCTTTATACATTATGACGAAAGCCCATGGAGACAAGGAAAACCAGGTCGTGCAGGCGTATGGAGATCTGGATTTAACGTAAAAATTTGATATAAATAAAACAAAAAGATAGAGCAATGGCTACAACTAAAGTATTTTCAAGGCAAGATGGAACGGTTTCTGAGATCACGAGTATCGTATCTCGTAAGGTAGAATACCGTGATATTGATTTATCTTTTGCTAAAAAAACGAATGGTGAATTGTTTATTAAAAAAGATGCCGCAGCTGTTATTCAGGCCGTAAAGAATCTTATACAAACAAATCATTTTGAAAAACCATTTGAACCATTTTATGGTGGCAATGTTAGAGCACTATTGTTTGAATTAGCAGATGATGATGTCGAGATTGAAATAGAAGAAACTATTGCTCAAACAATAAATGAATATGAACCAAGAGCTAAAGTCTTAAATATCTTTGTTAATTCGAATCCAGATATGAACGACATAAAAGTTACTTTAGAATTTCAGATATTAAATACCGAAGAAGTTGTAGAATTTACAACTGCATTATCGAGGCTAAGATAAAATGGCAACTACTATACAATCATCGGCACTAGATTTTAATAATATTAAGAGTAATCTTAAGACGTATCTAGCGAATAAAGAAGAATTTAAAGATTATAATTTTGAAGCGTCAGGCCTTTCAAACATTCTTGATGTTTTGGCTTATAATACACATCTGAATGCATTGACTGCTAACTTTGCTTTAAATGAATCTTATTTAGGTACTGCTCAATTAAGAAGTTCTATGGTTTCTCTTGCAGAAGGTATCGGTTATGTACCTGACACTCGGACATCATCTCAGGCTCTTGTAAGATTATTCTTTAATACATCAACAACGCCAAGAGATACAAAGATAACATTACCTGCTTATACTTCGTTTACCACTTCTGTTGATGACGTAAACTATACATTTTCTACTATTTCTGATTTTATTGCAGATGATAACGGTAGTGGATACTATGAATTTAAAACGTCCGATGGATCTACAAGTATTCCAATATTTGAAGGTACTAGAAGAACTAAAACATTTATAGTAGGACAATACGAAGACAATCCAGTCTATGTAATTCCTGACGGAAATCTTGATGCAGATACTGTCACTGTAAAAGTTTATAATTCAGTTACTTCAACATCTTCTACTACATATCAAAATATTATTAACGCTACTACTATTACTTCTACTTCGACCATATACATTTTAAAAGAATCTCCGAATGGTTATTTTGAATTGTCATTTGGTGACGGAGAAACATTCGGTGTTGCTCCAACCGCAGGTACAAGAATCGAAGTTGATTATATTTCTACAAGTGGTAATGCAGCAAACGGAGCATCGGCGTTTAGTTCAAATCAAGTTTTGACATTTGGAACAACAAATACGTTTACAAGTTCATTAAATGTTAGTACTGTATCGAACAGTGTAGGCGGTGATACGAAGGAAACTATCGAATCTATTCGTAAAAATGCACCATTTCAATATGCTACACAAAATAGAATGGTAACTGCAGAAGATTATACATCACTTATTCTAAGAAAGTTTTCTACGTTTATCGATGACATCGTATCGTTCGGTGGAGAAGATGCAGCTGATCCTGAATTTGGTGCGGTCTTTACTTCAATTAAATTTAAAGATGATGTAAGTAATGATACACAATTAACTAAAAAACGTGAGATAATAGGTCTTGCTTCTCAACTAGCTATTACTTCATTTAATCTAAGATTTATTGATCCTATTACTACAACTATTGAAGCCGATGTATTCTTTCAATTTAATCCAAAATTAACAGATACCACAGAAAATCAAATTGTATCTTCTGTTCAAAGTGTTATATCTAATTATTTTAGTTTGAATACCGGTAAATTTAAACAGTCATTTAGAAGATCAAACCTATTATCTTTAATTGACGACATTGATCCTGCTATCTTGTCTTCACGTGCTGATATAAGAATGCAAAATAGATTTACTCCGACAGCGCCATCAATTGCAACGATTGTGCAAAATCTTACTTTAAATGGTTCAGGTGTCTCTACTATTTCTGCGGCTGATGTAGCTATCGTAGTAGACTTAGTAACTTCTGAAAGATACAAAGATGCTACTAACCATTTAATTTCAAATTCTACAACTCAGTCGACAAATTATGCTGGTGTTTTATCGGCTCTGACAGCAGCTTCTTCTACTTCATCACAGACATTAAGATATCCGGTTGCTATTTCTGAACCAAGTAATATTGATTATGTCGTAACAAGTAATCAGTTTATTTATGAAGGCAAAACAGCTTTCCTTAGAAATAAACTATCAGATACAGCTATTCAAATTGTTGCTGTTGCAGGTGAAGAAATCATACTAGATAGCGTAGGTTCTTACGATCCTACTGCAGGAACTGCTAGTATAAATTATTTTAATCCTACATCAATAATTGGTGGTGATGAAATCAAATTAGCCGTAGTACCTGCTAATCCTTCTGCTATATCACCAACAAGAAATGAAATACTATCTCACGATCCTTCAAGATCACTAGTTAAAGCTGTAATAGTCAACGCGGTAAACTAATGCCAAATTATAAAGATAAAACATTATTTGATAATAACAGAATAGATCTGAATTTTCAGAGGGCTGAAATAGATAATGTTTTGCCTGAATATTTTGGTATTGATTTCCCAAAACTAAAAGCATTATTTGATGCTTACTACGATTGGATGGATTCGGCCGATAATCCCTCTGGTAAAATTAAAAGATTATACGAAACAAGAGATGCTACTCAGACACCAGAAGCTAATTTGCCATTCTTAGAAGATGAATTACTTTTAGGCCAATCTTATTTCGGTGGCTTTCAAAATAAAAGAGAAGCTATTAAGTTTTCAAATCTTTTATACAGATCAAAGGGTACAAAGTATTCTATACAGCAATTCTTCAGAGGATTCTTTGGGCAAGATCCCGATATCATATATCCGAAAGAAAACATATTTAAAGTTGGGCCAGAGGTTGATTTTAGTTTAGACAGTGCTAATACTTCGGGTGCTCAGATTAAATCACCGGCTTCTCAGATAGGTCCTGACTCACAAAGATTTTTGACTGATGATAAACTATATCAAATAATGTCTATACTTATTCGTGTAGGTGTTTCGGTGAACGATTGGCGAGATGTTTACAAGTTATTCGTGCACCCAGGCGGGATCTTTTTAGGTTCAGAACTTTTATTAGAATTAGTAAATAACAATACGCTTGAAGATCAGCTGGGTGCTGGCGATACTATTACAGAAAATCTACAAAGAACATTTGTTGCAGAGCTTGATGCAGCTGCTAATATTAACACATCACTTCTTGTTGACGGAGATGATGATTACATGATTCACAGACAGAATATTAATCAGTTTATGGGTACTATCGGTGATGTTAAAATTACTGATACACAAGGATATAACCTTGAAGAATTGTTGGATGTTAGTTCTTCAACTATGGATGATTCTGATACGTCGACGACATACTTTACATCAGCCAAATTCGATGAAGAAATGTACGGATCTGATAGCGATCTTGTTATATCTAGATTTGATGAAGGCAAAATGTGGACACTATTTGATTCTGAAAATTCAGCAGACTCGGACAACTATGTTCCATAAACGTTATAAATAGTTTCAATTAAGTAAGCGAGATAAAAAATGGCTAGACGCATAATTAATACTGGAAGTCAGGCAAATGACGGAACAGGCGATACGTTACGTACTGCCGGTATTAAATTGAATTCAAACTTTGCAGAATTATATTCTCGCCTTGGTGGTGATTCATCAAGTGTCGGTACAACTAACTTGACTGATAGCGGTTTAGATTTCGTAGGTACTTCTTTTACTACAAAAATAGGATTTGCACAACCTACGGCCGAAAGAAGCATTGATTTCCCAAATGCCGCTGGCAATATTATATTAGATACTGCTACACAGACTTTGACTAACAAAACTATTAGCGCAGATAATAACACTTTATCTGGCGTTGCCGCTAGTAGTTTTGTCGTATCAAATGGTTCAGGTAATATTGACGGATCTGCTTCTGCTAAAGCTATTCCATCAGGTGTTGTTGTCGGTACTACTGATACACAAAGCTTAACAAATAAAACACTTGGTGCCGGAACTGTTATTTCTGCTGGAGCTGCTATTACATCTCCAAAAATTACTACCGGAATTAATGACACTAACAATAACGAAATCATTAAATTTACTGCAACAGGTTCTGCTGACAACGAAATTACTATAACTAATTCAAATGGAGCAGCTCCTCAGATAGAAGCAACTGGTGCTAGTACAAACATTGATTTAAATGCTAGATCAAAAGGGACCGGTGCAGTAACTATAGATAAGCTTGCTATAGCAGTTGATGCTGCTATTACTACTACATCAACTGCTTCGTCTACTGGCACTAATTATACTGCAACAGGACTTATTACTGTTACCATCGCTGATGGTACCGTAGTAGGTGAAATAAAAATATTTACAAATATCGGCACGAGCACAGTAACTCTTGATCCAACATCGTTTGGTAATGCTAATCCGACCCATACTATAAAATTGACAGAAGCACAAGCTGTTATGTTAATGTGGGTGAATAGCAAATGGCATGTCATCGGCGGCGAATATACAATATCTGCATAGGAAATAAAAAATGGGTTCTATTTTAACAGATACATTAAAAGAAGATTTAGTACAAAAACTCTTCAATGAAAATGAAGGAACGCGGATTGGCGATTCCGATAATAAATTCTATATCGCAGTAGGCCGATCAGAAACGTGGAGTGATCCTGTTAATGCCGCTATTAATGACACTGCTATTCCAAACTTCAATGTAAATAAAAAAGAAGAAAGAGATTTCAGATATAGAATGCAATCAGTAAAAGCTGTCGAGGCTTTTAGTTGGGTCGTACCTAAAAGAGATTGGACATCAGGTGATGTTTATTATGAGTTCAGTGATTATGAAATTACTAATCATCCGGCTTCTCAAAGTCCCTATGTTATTACTGAAGATAATAATGTTTATCTTTGCTTCCGTTCTCATAAAAGCAATGCAGGTGAAGAACAGCCATCGACAGTAAAACCGGATCATACTGATAGTACTTTAACATTAGAAACTGACGGTTATATTTGGAAATATTTGTATACAGTTACTGTTGCAGATGCGAATAGTTTTATGACTACTTCATGGATGCCTTTGAAATATATTGATTCAGCAGCACCTACCGATCCATACTATTCTCAGTATTTAGTTAAACAAGCCGCAACAGCTAAATCAATTGTAGGTTATAACGTTTTAAATGGTGGTACAGGTTATTCAAACGCAGCAGGCGCCGTGACAATAGGCATTGTAGGAAATGGAACTGGAGCAACAGCTCGCCCTGTTGTACAATCTAACGGCGTTATCGGACATGTACTTATCGGAGATAGTGCAGGTGTTGGAACAGTAAGTGGTAAACCATCATTTGCAGCTGCTACAGGTACTGGTTATGATTATGCAGAAGTAAAATTAACTATTAATTCAGGTGGAGGTTCAGGTGCAATTATTCAACCTGTCTTTTCACCTGCAAATGGTTTAGGACATAGTCCAGTTAGTGATCTTAAATCAAATGCTTTGATGTTTAATATCAAACCTAATGCCGGAGAATTAGTAAATAGTGAACCTACATTCGTAGTTAATCAAGACTATAGACAAGTAGGACTGTTAAGAAATCCATTAGGATATGATAGCTCTGGTCCTTTTACGGCTACTTCAGGACTTGCTCTAAGTCAAATGACTTTAGGCGCTCAATATACTAATCTTACTTTAGATGATACAATTAGTGAAACTGGAGGAGATGCTAAAGGGATCCTTGATTGGAGCGATGCAGCTAATCCTACTAAAATATGGTATCATCAAGATGACATTACTACAGGATTTACACAGTTCACAAATGGCGATACAATCTCAATTGGTACTGTAACAGGTATCACCGCAGACTCTGCAAATGTAGCACCAGATGTTAATAAATTCTCAGGTGATTTACTATTCTTATCTAATGTTGAACCAATTACTCGTGATGCTAATCAAACCGAAGATATCAAGGTCGTTATCAGGCTTTAAGGATTTACTATGGCAACTAATCTAATACAAACTACTTTTTCTACTGAGTATAAAGACGACTATCGCGATAGTGATAACTATCACAGAATATTGTTTAATAGCGGCAGAGCTTTGCAAGCAAGAGAGCTGACTCAGTCTCAAACTATTATTCAATCAGAATTAGCAAGAGTGGGTTCATTCTTATTTAATGAAGCCGGAATATTTGGATCAAGCGGAAATCTAAGTAGTGGATTTAGTCCTGTAGGTTACGTCAAATTAGTTTCATTAGGATCTTTAAGTTCAGCCTATCCTGCTTTAGTTGGAACTAAAATTACAAATGCCGATGGTATAAGTGCTACAGTAAAAGCTGTTATTCCTGCAACTGGCGGAGATCCTGACACTTTATTAGTAAGATATATTAGTTCAAATGGTAAAATTTCAAATGATACGTCTGAATCACCAGAAACTTTTAAAGCCGGTGAAACTTTAAATTATTCTACAAGTTCAGGTAGTGGAACACTAATAATTGCAGCTAATAACCAAAATGATTTGGCTATTGGCAAAGGTTCTATGATAGAAATTCCTGAGTTTAATACCTTTGTAGCCGGTCATTTTGTTTTCGTTGCTTCGCAAAGTTTAGTTATTAGCAAATACGATCCAGAACCAAATGAAGTAGTAGGTTATATACTATCAGAAGATATTGTTACAGTAAGTGACGATAATGCTTTATATGATAATACTGGTTCAACCCCGAACCTAACATCTCCAGGTGCTGATCGTTATAGAATTAAAATGACTCTAACAAAAGAGTCAGACGTAACAGCAAGCCAAACGTTCTATCCTCTACTAAAAATGCAGGATGGTGTTACACGTAGGATTAATCAAAGTAACGATACACTAAATGAACTAGGTAATATTTTAAATGCAAGAACTAATGATATTACTGGCAACTTTATTGTAGATAATCCTGGTTCAGAATTTGGTTTAACTATCGATGAAGATAGCGATGATAATTTTTTAAGATTCAATGTTAATGGCGGTGTTCTATTTGTTAATGGTAATAGAGTAGAAAGAAAAGCCGGTAGTAATCCGATTCGTGTAGAAAAACCACGTAGTACTACAAGTGATTTGCATAATAAAACAAACGAGTTTATATCAGCACGATATGGTAATTATGTATTAGCAGATTCTGCAAACGTAAAAGGTTTAATTAGCCATATTAATGATTTTAGTACGGTTAACTTATATGATGATATAGGAAAAACTTCTGTAATTGGTACTACGAGAATTAGAAATATTCAAGATTTCGATAATGAATATAGAATCCATTTATTTGATGTAAACTTAAATGCTGCTAAATCGTTTAGAAATGTAAAAGCTATTGGTACAGATTCATCAGACTTTGCAGATTTAAAGGCCGTAAACGGTGTTATTAGTTTAGTTGATAAAGAGCAAAGTTCTTTACTAATGCCAATTGGTCAGAAAAGAATTCAAAGTATTACAAACGTAACAATGCCAGTTACTCGCATTGCTACAGGTACTACAAATGTTTCAGGCGTAGCTACATTTCAGGTATCAGATATTTCAACTAATACTTTTACTGATGGCGCTAGCTGGATGGTTGAAGTAGATTCAGCTGGTGAAATATTCTCTCCTCCTTCATATGATTCTGCAGGTGGAGCTGTTACTACTATCTCAGGATTGCCAGCATCACAACCTGTTACATTGTTAGCATATGAAAATAAAACAGCGGTTCAAAAAATTAAAAGACTTCAACTAAATTATTCTGAAAGTCGTTCAATAGTTGGCAGAACATTTACTCTTACTAAGCCTGACATTTACATATTTAAGTCAGTGGTAGAAGATGCAACCGGTTTAGATATTACAAATAGATTTATATTTAATAACGGTCAAAGAGATGATTTTTATACAGTTGGTACTGGTACAGTAAAGAGTGGATCTACAGTTCCAGGTGGTACCGTGACAGTAACATATGATTATTTTACACATACGGCCGGAGATTATTTTGCTGGTAAGAATTCTTATCCAGATATTGCATATGAAAAGGTACCGCAATACGTAACAAGTACCGGAAGCGGTTTTAAATTAACAGATGTTATTGATATGAGACCGGTTAAAAATAACGCTGGAACTCAATTTACAGGAACTGGTTCAGTCATTGAACCTTTACCAAAGAACGGAGCAACTATAACTGCAGGAACTGTAGCAAATTGGATGCCTCGTAGAGATATTGTACATATTTCTAATACTGGTCTTATTACGGTTACAAAGGGTCAGACATCACCTAATCCTGTAGCACCAAGTCTTCCTATGAATGAAATGCTATTACATGATGTTTCATTAAATCCATATACATTTAATGAAAATGATTTGTCTGTAATAACTATTGATCATCGTGGCTTTAAAATGTCAGATATTCGTAGAATGGATGACAGACTTAGCAACGTTGAAGAGCTTACAGCTTTAACTATTTCAGAAATGGAATTACAGCAATTAGATGTTCAAGATCCAAACGATGCTACTTTACCAGATAGAGTTAAGCAAGGTATAACTGGTGATACGTTTAAAAGCAATATACAATCTCATATGACCGATCTAGATTATAGAGCTAGAATTGATCGTAAAATGGGTAGAGTATCACCTATGGTATTTGGTAGAGCTCTTACTCTTTATTATGATTCTGATACATCATCGAATGTAAAGCAAAAAGGGAATACTGTTTGGCCGATATATACTGAAGAAGTTTATATAAATCAAAATGTAGCATCAAAAGCTATAAATGTAAATCAGTTTGAAATGAACAAATCAGTTGGGTCAGCAACAATTGAACCACCGCGTGATGCATTTACTACTCGGAAAAAAGTTGATGCTAATTATGAATTAGGAACAACAGCGGCGAGAGCTGAAATAAATACTAAGAGCGTTTCATCCCAAGGTAATGAAAACTTTGACGGTGGATTATAGGAGATAAACATGGCGACAGAATATCAACAGGTCGGAACAGAAGTAAAATACAGAGAAGAAACTCAAACCTTTGAGCAAGACTTAGGTTACGAAACAGTTTCTATTTGTAAGCCAAAGTTTATCTTCTTTGAAATGGTAGGCTTAAGACCATCTACACCTCATTGGGTTTTCTTTGACGGTATTGAAGTTACAAAATGGGTCAATACTAGTTTTAATTTAGAAAGCTATAATAATGCTCCTATAAATTCACTATTAAGAAATCCTGGCGATAATTATATTACCGCTACATCATTTCCTGCTGCGCAAGGCGGTCCTACAAATGCTGCTGGTCCAATCAGTACTGATGCCAGTGGAACTTTAAGTGGTGCGTTTTATTTACAATCAAACGAGGCTCTTTCATTTAAAACAGGAACTAAGAAATTAACAGCTATTGATGTTAGTATTCTAGATAAACAAAAAGCGTTGTCTTATGCAGAAGGTCAATTTGTTTCAACAGGCGTATATGAAGTATATTATGAAGAAAGTGTTACAACTAATGTAGCATATGACGCACCGATTTATGATTGGGTGACAGTACCTGATCCAGTTCCACCTGCAAATACGAGCAGCGATAACGATCGAGGTGGCCAAACTATGGTAACTGTTCTTGGTCACGATGGCTATAATTACTATGTTACTCAATCGCACGCAGATCAAATGGGATATGGCGTTGGCAACCATGGCGCGAAGAAAACTAATGCAGCTGGGCAGGCCTATGTAAACTCAAGTGGCAGCTCATCAGGTGGCGGCGCGGCCTCTAACGCTGAAAATTCAAAGATTGTCTGTACTGCTATGAATAATGCGTATGGCTTTGGTTCTTATCGTCAAGCTATTTGGCTAAAATATTCTGAAGGCATGTCAAAAGAACATGAAGTTGGGTATCATGCAATCTTTATGCCTTTAGTAGATAAAGCATATAATCGTGGTGATAAAAATAATATGTTGCTAAGAAAAATTTTAGAGCATATTGCAAGACACAGAACAGCTGATATCAGAGCGGAAACACAAGGTCGTAAAAGAGACACAGTTGGTCGTATAGAAAGAGCATTTTTTGAACCTCTTTGCTATATCGTTGGTAAGATTAAAATGAGGAAACAATAATGGCTGGAATTTCACTTACAGAACAGCTCAACCCTATGGCTCAAACATTCAGGGTTGTAGAGCGTCAAGGTTCTGTTCTTACCGGTGTAGGTTTATTCTTTTCAAGTGCTCCGACAGCAATACAAGATGATTTGCCTATCATTATAGAATTAAGACCAGTCGTCAATGGTGGTAATCCATCATCACAAGAATTTATTCCTGGTACAAGAGTTACAGCAACGGCTGCTCAAATTCGTACAGTAGCAAATACAACGTTTAGCGATGCGACAGAATATAAATTTAGTTTTAGAGAACCAGTTTATGTTCCAGGAAATACTGAAATGGCTATCGTAGCTTATACTGCTGCGCCTGCTAGTCAATACAAAGTTTTTGCAGGAACATTAGGCGAATATAAATTACCTAATTCTAATTCAGTAAAAGTAACTCATCAGCTAGATGCCGGTGTATTCTTTCAATCTTCAAACGGTACAGCTTGGTCAAAGGATCAGAATACGGATATTGCTTTTAAAGTTTATAGAGCAATATTTACTAATAATATTAATACAGCAAGAGTCAGAATTCCTACTCCCCCAGTCAAAGCTCTGACCGAAAGTCTTTATACAGAAAACTTAGTTAAATATCCTTCTGATCCAATTATATTAACTTCAGGTGCTGATTCTGCACAAGTAATTCATCCATCTCATGGGTTTTTACCTGGCGATACAGTTTATTTAACTGGACTTGATAGTGCTACAGCTTATGGTGGTGTATTTGGTTCGAGTATTGTAGGACATAGAACTGTTACAAAAGCAGATCCGTATGGATATACATTTGTAATGGATTCATCGGCCGATTCAAGTGGAAGATTTGGTAATAATATTGTTAAAGCTACAGAACAATATGTAATTAACGATATGATATTATCTTTGCCACGCTATGAACCTATTCATACTGAAATATATGCTACCGGTAATTTTATTACTCATAAATCATTCGGTGGAACAGAAACTCAAAAAGTTAGAACAAATAATGTAGCTGTCAATATCGGACAAGCTACAAGATTAAAAGATCCTCATGTAGTTCAATCAACCGAAAACGAACCGGCAGATAGTTCTGCTGCATATTTCGATATTACTCTAAAAACTAATGATAAGTATGTTGCTCCGAGTATTAAAATTAATGCGGGCTCTTTAGCTGTTATTAGTAACTTTATTGATTATCAAGATTCCGCTAGTGAAGATATTAATTTAGATGGTGATAGTGATAGAAACGTATTATCAACTATTACACACGTCGCAGAAACAAATGCAGATGGTGGTACTACTGCTTCTAAACATATCTCTATACCATTCGTATTAGAAGATGATGCTACATCAATCAGAATAATTATGGATGCTATTCGTCCTCATGGTTCTGACTTCTCTGTTTGGTATAGAACAAATCAAACTGCATCATCAACAAGAATATCAGAAATCAATTGGACAGAATTTAGTAAAACTATTAACCCACCGAATAAATCGAATTATTCTCAGAACGAAAGAAGTCATTTTACTAGACAATATGAATTTAACGTTTTTGATATACCATCGTTTGATGAGTATCAAATAAAAATTACTTTCAATTCGACTAGATCTTCTAATGTTCCTATTATTAAAAACCTTAGAACGCTTGCTACAGTATAATGAAAGACTATTTAATTAAAGTTGAAGGGCATCCAGATTTAGCCAGAGATATTAGAACTAACTCAATAGTCAATATAAATAAAGATAAATCTAATTTTCGTCGAAGAGCTCGTGATGCAAAAATTAAAGAACGTGAAGAATTTGAACAAATAAAGACGGATGTAACCGAAATTAAAGCAATGCTTCATAAACTGTTAGAGAGCAAATAGTAATGCCTAATTCAAAAATACCACATATCGATCTCGGTGATACACTCAATACACAAAGGCTGAGATTAAACGATCTTATCGATTCAGTTGGCAATGTAACGGCTCTTAAAACAACAGCCGGAGATGTTACTGCTGCTATCAATGAACTTTATGACTCAATCGGAGTTATTGGTCTTGGTAGCTTAAATACTACTGCTAAAACTTTAAGACAAGCTATTAATGAGCATGAAACAGATTTAGGTAGCATGAGTTTTACTGGACTAAGTGCCAGTGATGTTACAAACGCATTAATTGAACTTCGTACAGAATTAGGCGATCATGGTGCATTAACCACTAAAACTACCGTATCAGCCGTAGCTGCTATTAATGAATTAAGAGATTCGATGGGAGCCGAAGGTGGTTTAACTACAGCAACTAAAAATATAATTGGTGCCATCAATGAACATGAAACCGATATCGGTAACATGACATTGACAGGTTTAGCGGCTACTGATTTATCTGCGGCTGCTAGAGAACTTCGCACAGAATTAGGTGACCATTCGACACTGACTACTAAAACTACTGTATCTGCTGTTGCAGCTATAAATGAACTAAGAGATTCAATGGGTACAGAAGGTGGTCTAACTACTACTGCTAAAAATTTAGTCGGTGCTATTAACGAACACGACGCTGAGATTGGTTCTGCTTCTTTAAATACATCTGCTAATACTCTTAGAGGAGCTATTAACGAACATGAGGCCGATATCGGTAACATGTCTCTTAATACTACGGCTTCGAATCTAACAGCTGCTATTAATGAAATGCACGACTCCATTGGTGAGGTTGCATTAAAAACACAATCTACTACAATAAAAACAGCTATTAATGAATTGAATGATTCTATCGGAGCTGGTGGTTTAAATACAACTGCACAAACGTTGATAGGCGCTATTAATGAAATAGATGCAGATACGACAGATGCTGTAACCGAAGGTTCAAGTAATTTATATTTTACAGAAACGAGAGCAAGAGATGCTGTAGGTGTTACTGCATCAACCGGGTTGTCTTATAACTCTAGTACTGGAAAATTTGCTGGAGTAAATGCAACTACAACAGTTAAAGGTGTTGCATCATTTAATACAAACGATTTCGTTGTATCAAGCGGTGCTGTAAGTTTAGGATCTCTCGCTAATAACCAACTTGATAATTCTAGTATTACGTTTAATGGTACTGCCGTTTCATTGGGTGGAACAGTTACGGTTAACGGAACAGCAAACGAAGTAACTGTCGCAGAAAATTCAGGTACTTATACTATAGGATTGCCTGATTCAGCTTCTATTACATCTGAATTAAAAGTTGGAGGAGGTTATGGTTCTACAGGAACCACTGTGCGTTATAACGGTGATATTCTTACTAACGGTAACTTAACAGTAGACGGAGATTTAACAGTATCCGGAACTACTACAACAATTAATACTGCTACTCTTAATATATCCGACAATATTATTGTACTTAATAATGATGTAACTGGAGCTCCATCTGAAAATGCCGGCCTTGAAGTCGAAAGAGGCAATGTCGTTAATGCAGGATTTAGATGGAATGAAACATCTAACTATTGGGAAGCTACCGATTCAACCGGAACTTTCTATCAATTGTCAATTGCTGGACCAGGTACTGGTGGTATAAACTTTAGAGATGACGATAACGATAATCTATTCGTAACTGCTACCACTGGAGCCGGAGTATTTAAAATTGATGGCGGTACATCAGTTCAAACTCAACTAGCTGGTAGTACTTTAACAGTATCCGTAGATGACGCTACAATATCGGCTAAAGGTATTGCATCATTTGATTCTGGTGATTTTGGTGTATCATCTGGCGCAGTAAGTATTAAATCAGGCGGTGTATCGAATAGCCAACTAGAAAATAGTTCTATCACAATTAATACTTCTGAACAAAGTTCATCTGTATCTCTTGGTGGTACTGTTACTTTAGATATTATGGATTCTGCAGAAATTAATCAAATGATTGACTCTGCATTTGGATCGACATCTTATCTAAGTGCTAATCTAGCTAATAATTCTATAGCTCTGGGTACAAATACCACAGGTAGTTATGTTGCTACTATAACAGCTGGAGCAGGATTAACTGGTGATGGAAGTGGAGAAGGATCTACACCTACTTTAGCTTTAGATTTCTCTGAACTTACTGATATGACAGCTGATATAGATAGCGCTACTGAATTTATCTTACAAAATGGTGCTACTGAATCTCGTAAAGCCGCAAGTGAAATAAAACTTTCAGCTTTCAATAACGATGCTAATTTCTCATCTACTACTGGTACAGTAACGTCGGTAGGCGTGACAGCAGGTACAGGACTATCAGGTGGCGGTACAGTAACAACAAGTGGTACAGTCTCATTAGCGCTTGACTTCTCTGAACTCACTGATATGACTGGTGCTGTGTCAGGAACAACAGAGTTCATCTTACAAAATAGTGCAACCGAATCTCGTAAAGCGATGAACGAGATTACTACCTCTTCATTTAACGGTGATGGTTTAACAAGAACTGGTGATATTACACTTAATGCTTCTACTGATATTATACTTGATGCTGATGGAGGTGATGTTTTCTTAAAAGATGATGGAACAACGTATGGTTCATTAACACAATCAGGCGGTGAACTTGTAATAAAATCAGGATCTACTCCTACTACGGCTATTACTCTTGCAGGCGCTAATGCTACTGTTGCAGGTACAGCAACTGCCACTAATGTGTTTACAGATTTTAATGATCATGGTATCAGGTCATCTACTACTACTCTAAATTGGACAACTTCTGCATATCATGAAATTACAACCGCAAGCAGTAACTTTTCTATAGCATTTTCTAATTTACCAACAAGCGGAAAGTTTGGTCAAATTAATGTTATGATTGAAAATGGCTCAGTCGGCGGCGTAACACTTACATGGCCTGCTGCAGTTAAATGGAGCGGTGGCGTAAAACCAATAACACCATCTGCACCTTTTGCTAAACAACTTTATCAATTTTTTACAGTAGATAACGGAACTAATGTTTACGGAGCAGTTGTTGGACAACACTTTGCTTAAGGTTAACTAATGCTTTTATTCAATCCACAACACGGCCATATTGTAAATTACGATATTAGAAATCTAAATGTTTCAAGATTAGATAGCGACAATGGTCCATTGATGGTTGTCGACATGAATTATCCAGAATTTAAATCTGGCAATATTGCTTATCAAGGTCCTTGGAGAGACAGTGCAGGTGGTTTTGGCCATGGTCAACCGAACGCTGGAAACTATTATAATCCTTCTTGGACTTTAGAATACAGTTCTTATATACAAAATATAGATCAGCAAAATCATTTTATAGGTAATATTACTACAATAAAGCATTATAGCTGGGAGTCAAAATCCGGCGGTGGTGGAAACCAATCATACTTGCATACTCATCACTTAGGCGGACTTCCATTTTATGTTTATCTTCAGTATATTGGAGGTGGAAACTATGATGTCGAAAATGCTGCTCCTCAGCACACAATTTGGAAAGTAGATAATATTAAAGGTGATTTGTCAGATTTTCACAGATTTTCTACTGATTCTGCTTCTTGGAATCAAGCTGAAAATACTCTTTTCTATGAATCTCTTCCTTATAATGCATATTTTAGAAATGGCAGTTATCCTGAAAATGCAATAAATAAAGTAGTCGATACTGAATTTATTAATTATCAAGGTACAGGTCAAAACGCCCTTGTATTAGAAACTTCAGATCCAATTTATTCTACTATTGCGCATGTAGGAAGAATTCATAAAGCCCAGAATGTAAGCTTCGGAGGTTGGCCAGGTTTTCATAGCAATTATGGTAGATATAATATTAGTCAAATAGGCATAATAGATTCTGATTTTTTAAATGTTGGTCCTGCCGATGATTGGCGTATTTCACTTCCGTCTGTAGCTGGTAATGCTATTGCTAAAGCTAAAAAATTAAGAATACAACAACCTGAAACCTCAGTTGGCTCAGGAAGTTCTAGAAAGGTATTCATTTTAGTTAATGGCTGCTATGATGATAACACATTCCAATATAAAAATAATGATCAAGGGACTATTCTTTCATGCACTATACCGAGTATAGTACCTAACTCTATCACTTGTGATAGCGCGCAGTACCATTTTAATTTAAGAAATCATCCTGGTAGAACACAAACAGATTTTGAAAAATATCAAAGTGTCTATATTGATATAGAGGCATTTGATGTAAGCGCAGACGGCAAAATTCTTACAGTATTAGCAGGTGATTTTGCTGGTGGTGATTCTCTATTGAATTTTAGAATGACTACTCCTTGGGATTTAAGTACTGTAGAACCCTGGGATTGGTATGATAGCGGAGCCGCTGCTACTGGTGCACTTGGTAGCAGATCACCAGCCGGTGATACTTTATCCTTTAATAGTGTGAATTCTTTAAATATTCCATACCGACAGATATATACTTCAGCTGATAGTGCTACAACTTATAATGTTAATAATATAGCAGATCCCAAAGGAATGACTGGT